TTTGCGTAATCTCCACTTGAACCTATCTTTGCGTAATCTCCACTTGAACCTATCTTTGCGTAATCTCCACTTGAACCTATCTGTGCGGAATCTCCACTTGAACCTATCTTTGCGGAATCTCCACTTGAACCTATCTTTGCGGAATCTCCACTTGAACCTATCTTTGCGTAATCTCCACTTGAACCTATCTTTGCGTAATCTCCACTTGAACCTATCTTTGCGGAATCTCCACTTGAACCTATCTTTGCGGAATCTCCACTTGAACCTATCTTTGCGGAATCTCCACTTGAACCTATCTTTGCGTAATCTCCACTTGAACCTATCTGTGCGGAATATCCACTACTATCAGCTTCGTTATCTTTACCAGACTCAACTCTTACTTTTTCAATAGTAAAATCTACGCAAGCCTTAATAAACCCTTTAAGCCCAAGTTTTGCACCAATATGAAGCTTATTTGTAGCTATTTTATCCTCTCTTTTATAAATATCTCCAACAGCTTCAACACCTGCAAAATCTGAAATGTCGCCATTTTCATCAACAAGTGGATAATAATTCAGCACATCAAATGGATTTTCGCAGAAATGCATTACACCTGCTTCGCATATTTCATTTCCGTTTTCTTCATAAGTAGCATTCTCTTCGTACTGTTTACCTCTGCATATCATTCCTTTGTTAAATGCTTTATATCCTTTTACGCCCATCAGCTTTTCTCACTTTCTTCATATATAATTTTTATGCCTATTACATTTGCGGAAGTACTTTTATATGCGATAGCTTCCATAATTTCCCATACATCATCATTATCTATCGTAACAGTAGCTCTCTCCATTGCTGATACAAACTGCTTGATAACTTCTGCTTCTTTATTGCTTACTGTAAGTACATAAGCATCTTCGCCTTGCATATTATCCCTCCACAATCTCTAATTTCTCACTGTCATTTACAATCAGCATAATCAACTGACTATCTACCATTTCAGCAACTTTCTTCTGATTGTCCGTACTAAGGCTTTCAGAATCATCTAAGATAATAGGCACTGATATATCGCTAATCTTCTGAATTGAACTGCAAATATCGACTCTGCCTAAAATCCTGTTACCCTTGTTAGACATAGTTGTTAAAATGCTCTTTCCGTCAACAGTAGGTATGCAACAACTCTCGTAATTGCCATTCTTAGCATATTCAAACAACTGCCACTTAACTAACCCAAAATGTCTATTTACTGCTTCTGTCAAGGCTTCGTTCTTCGCTTTGTCTAATTCATCAAGTAAATCAATGATTTTCTCGGCATTAGTTTTATTTTGTTCGCTATCAATCCTTGTCTGCTTTAATTCTTCAAGTCGCTGTTCGTCTGCTGCCGTATCAGACTTTGCAATCTGGCTTTCACATTCTGCTAACTGCTGCCTTAAAGCTGTTTCCTGTGCCTTTAATTCTGCCTTAACCGCCGAAATATCATTAGCTTTGTGCATAGCCTGTTCCTTTTCAACTATCTGCTGTTCAAGTTCCTTGTATTCTTCTGTAGCTGATACATCAATTTCCTGTGGAAATTCTGATAACTGCTTTTTAAGGTCTGCTAAATCAACTAAATGCTTTTCTAACTCCTGCTTTCTGTCGGTCAATTCCTGTTCAGCTTCAACTAACAATCCTTTTACTTCATCAAGCATTTTCTTAGCCGTGTTACCTTTATCAGTAATTCTGTTAAGTTTAGCTTCTTTGTGTGCCTTAAAATCTGCCCTTAATTTCTCTTTTTTATCCTCTGGGTATTCCTGTTTGCAATAAGGGCAAACAAGGCTATTCTCGTCAAATACACGTTCTTTTTCAGCTTTCCATTCGGCTCTGCTACCATCAAGCACTTTCTGATATTCAGCTATCTTGTCTTTATCAAAGTCAACAACATTTTCTGCATTACTGATTGATTTCTTACTATCCTCAATCACATAATTAAGGTTACTAATCTGTGATTCAAGATTTCTTCTGGCCTTAATATTGTCCTCATTGGCTTTGCGGCTCATATCACTAAGTTCAAACTTCAAGTTAAGAATATCCGAACTAGCCTTGTCATATTCAGCCATCAGCTTGTCATTATCGGTCTGCTTTGCCACGCAATCGGCAATCTGTTCTTTCAGGCTGTTCTTCTGTAATTCAAGGTCAGAAACGTCAATAGCCTGTTTAAGCTGTATATCCCTTTCCTTTTCCTTAATTTGTCCGTCAAGAATAGGCAAATCCTTTGTAATCTTGGTCTTGGCAGCCTTATTCATAGCGGATAACTCTTCAACTGTATACTTATTAAGTAAAGGAACTAACTCGGCTAATTCGGCTTTCTGTGAAGCTATATCAATGTCTGTAACATCTCCTACTAAACCAAATAAGTATTCTCTCATTTCTGCTGGCTTCTGATTAAGAAAAGCATTTACATTACTGCACATCTTGAATACATTCATATCCACATCAAGATATGCGTTGAAATCCTTTAATGTCTTAGGCACATCATTGACAAAATACTTGTTATCGTCCTTGTAGCTGCTACCATCTTTGCTGTAGGTTCTTTTCTGCACCTTCTTCATAGTTATTTCTTTTCCGTCAACATCAAGTGTAAGTTCAACACTTGTGTCCATATCATCAACGGACTTTCCGTCAACCTCTCGTCTAACAACCGGATTATCCTTTAACTCATAATCACAGTTGAACAAGCACCACATATAAGCGGTTGCAATAGTTGACTTACCTTTGCCATTCTTAGCCATAATCTTTGTAATAGCATAAAAATCAAATTCTGCGTGTGCGTAGCACATAAAGTTCTCAAGTACTACCTTTTTTAAAATTGCTCTTTTCATAAATATATCCTTTCCTTATTTATATATTCATAATGAACACATCATCTTCTATTGAGAAGTTATCAACTGTCTTATCCGCAAGATAATGCTGTCTGTCAAGTTCATCAAACGTGCCATCAAATATAACACCCTGAACTGGATGCCATACCTGACAACGCTTTTCATTGTCTGCTGCCATACTAGCTAATTCTGAAACTGTAATATCACTATTCATCAGCATTCTCCTTTTCTTCTATAATCTCAACTCTGCCTACTGATACCTCGTAAGCTACTCTGTTTTCAATTTCATCTTCGCTTATCTTCTTCACATAAGATCTTGACTGAAACCTACCTGTCATTTCTATATGTGTTCCTACTGGCAAGTGACCTACGAACTTAGCTGTTCTGCCCCAAGTTATGCAAGGTATATAGTCTGGCTTGCCATATGCTCTGTTAACGGCTATGAGAACATCTGTTATTTCTCTTCCAAGCGGCGTTAGCCTGTATATAGGTTCTTTGCAAATAAAGCCTCTAAGAACTACATCATTATCAAAAGGTGGTTCTACCTCGTTTTCATATGCCTCTATAATTTCAGTAAAGATAAAAAGCTCTAACTTACTTTTTTCTCCTATGTGCAGGTTATGACTTCTTACCTGTCCTGTAATCATCACGCAATCGCCTACTTTAATTTCTTTCATATCAATAATTCTGTCAGATATAACAACTGGCAGCGCATCAAAAGCTCCGCTAGTTCTTCTAACTGTTATAAAAGTCTTATAAAAGTCCTCTCCGTTTGATTCGTGATTGAAAACTGGCTCTTCCGCAACTAACCCAAAAACTGTAATATTGTTATTTCTTTCTTTCATCTTTAGTTCTCCTCTCTCTTTTCTACAAATCCAGCAACTCTACCGCCATCAAGTATTGTATACATTCCTTTTTTCTCGTACATATCAATACAATCCTGTACTGTTATTACTTTCTCGTTTACCTGTTTCATATTGTTCAATCCTTTCTTTTCTCTTTGCCCTTGCCATTGTCAGAACGATACAAGCCAGTTCTAAAAACATCCCGAATATCGTTCCTAGCATAAATCCCTGTATCATAGCTTATATCTCTCTTTCATTATTGTAGGCAGTTCGTAGCAGTCGATAAAATCGTGAGTGTCTGCTATGTACTTCTTTTTAAGTTCACTCAAACCACACCCGTATTCGTGCTTTAACTGCCCTAAAATATCTCTTGTAACTATGCTCCTTAATGGCTCACAATGTTTATTTCTTCCTAAGAGGTAACTTGTTCTTCTGCCAATGTGTGCCAGGATTTCAAGTTTTTCTGCCTCATTAATCTGCTCGCCTTTTTCAGAAATAATAAATATCAATCTGCTAAAACTCCTTTCCTTAAAAGCTCATACTTATCTGTGCATTAGCTTCTTTTACCTGTTCAGCAAGTGCCATAGGTAGTGCATAATCATCTATAAACTTGTGTACATTATCAATGTACTTTCTTCTTATGCTCTTATATGTTGTTACGCAACCAAACTCACGCTTTAACTGCTTATATATGTCAGAATATACCGAACTGCGAATACTGCCGTTCTTATAAGCTTCGCTATCCTTGCCACCAAGTACAATTACGCCTTTTCTATTAACGTGCTGTTTGACCTCATCAATCTCACAGCCGTAAAGAGGTGTGTTATCCTTAAGCTCTGTCATATCTTCTTTGATAGAGTTAACAGCCTGTTCAAGTTCTGTATAGCCCTGTGCTAAAAGCTGTATCTGACCGCCGGTTGTCTTTGGCATACCATAACTGCCCGTCTTTCTAATTGACGGAAGTACCTCTCCTGTAACCCAATCTGTAAATCTCTCTGCACTTTCTTTGCGGCTCTGAAAGATTGTCTTGTAAAGATTAGCCTCGCTAATAAATATCATTTTCTGCATTCCACCCTTTGTAAGGGTATCCGCAGTATGGATACCCTTTTCAGATAACCTCTGCTTAACATTTCCTACATTTGATATTTCCAATGCCTTGCACACATCAGCCAAGCAGAACATAGGTTCATCATCTTTAGTAATGGTTCGGATTTCTCCAAACTCTGAATTGCTAAAAATCTGTAACTCCATAAATATACCCTTTCTTATCTAACCCATTTTTCAATCGGAATTTTTGTTGCTTCTGCAATCTTCTGTATAGTAGTTAATGTTGGAGATGACATACTATCTTTCCAACGACCACACGTTCCATTACCAATGCTGCACATTTTCTCAAATACTGATATTGGCATTTTCTTTTCGTTGCAATATTCAGTAACCTTATCATAAAAATTTTTATTAATATCTATTTTATTCTGCTGTGTCGTAAAAGCTTCATAAGCCTTGTCAATTCTTGCGGCTACCGGACTGTTTTCTAGCTCTACAAGTGCTCTTAAAGCTGAAATTTCTAATTCTGCCTTTTCTTTTGCAGATATGTCGCTTTTTCTTGCTTTTTCTAAATCCTCAAGTATATAGTTTTTTAATAAATCAATCTGAACTTCATTCATTGTTATTACCTCTCAATCTGTAATTTGTGATATAATCCTCTTATTCTATTGAGAAAAGAGGTGAAAATATGGATAATCATTACTCTGAAACATTTAGTACATACGACACTGTAAACTGTGGTACATATGTATGTATGCAGTGTGGTAACGAAAACGACAACGGAATTGTTTCTATAAAACATCGTGGTGAAACATTACCAGAGTGCGATGAGTGTGGATATACTACATGGATTAAAATAATGTAGGGTTTTTAAACACTCTTTCTTCCTCTGCGAGTGTTTGGTTCGTAACCGCCAAGTTATCATCAACCAAATGCTCAATGAGGAAAGTTCTTTTTATAACTCTTGTTCCGTTTTCACAAACCTGTGAAATATGCAAATACATCTTCCCATTTTTTTGAAATGGAATAACAAATGTACTCTGTAAAAATTTCCATTTCACAAAATGCTTATTCAAAAATATGCTTACACATTTTTTAATTTTACTCATTCTTACTCCTTTCCAGTAACTTGTGAAGTTACTTTCTTTGCAAAAAAAATCTCCATAGGATTTTCAATATTCAAATTATCAATCATAATCTGAATTTCGTTACTGCCAAAAACGCCCTTGTGCATTCGTAAATAGAAAGTCTTGGGTGTTACACCTATCATTTGTGCAACTTCTGTCTGCGTTTTTCCGTTTTCAGCAATAATCCCACGAAGCTTATTTGTATCAACCATCTTCTCATCTCCTTTCCAACTTCGTAACTTTTGAAGTTACTCTTATTATACACCGCAAAAGTAACTTGTCAAGTTATTTTTTTCTTGACTTGTAACTTTTTTGTGCTATAATCAAGTTACCGATAGGAAAGGAGGAAACACTAATGATTAAAACTGTTGGAGATAGGATTAAGGAACAAAGAGAGCTTAACAATATGTCACAAGTAGAGTTGGCTAAAAAGATGGGCGTTTCTAAACAGACATTATATAAGTATGAAAACAATGCCGTAACAAACATACCAAGTGATAAAATTCAGATTGCTGCACAGATTCTTGATATTTCTCCATCATATTTAATGGGGTGGGAAGATAATTTATCTACTGATAATGCTGATATCATTCCCGACTTAATGTCAGATAAGAAAATGTTGGATAGTGTTAAGAAGTTAATGAAACTTAACAAAGAACATCAACAAACTATATTTGACAATATAGCCTATTGGTATGAGAAAGAGGGGCATTAAATGCCCCATTTCTTTTTGAATGATATAATTAATTCATATAAAAACTTTAAAAATCTTTTATTATTACAGTTATTGACTGTTTCTATTATTATTCGCCTGTATTCCTCATTACTCATAAACCTGCACTCCCCTCTCTTGCCCTTGCACGTTTGATAGCGATACGATTATTATAGAACACACGTTCTATAGTGTCAAGTGTAGCGGCGATATTGCCAACGCCAATCAAACAATATCGCCTGCCAGAACTTGAAAATGTTTAAGGGTCTTTTCTCAAAGACAAGTTTATTATACATTTATCTTTAGTATATTTCAAATACTTTCGGTCGTGTTATTCTGACACTATTCGACAACTAACTGGAACTTGTCGATTGCATTACCCATAACACCTGCATATCCGTCCATTCCATTCGATGTTTCATCATCTACCTGTTCTGGATAGAAGTTGCGGTTGTTAAATACAGATACCATATACTTAGCATACTTCCAAGGCTCGCCCTCTGGTGTATAGTAAATGATTTCTATTGCGTCAATCTCGTGCTTCTTGTCACCTGCATAGCCATTATCGTAATCGTCATAATTAAAGCCAGTAACATAAGGAAGCCAATCTCCGCCCTTTAAGTGAACTCTGTACTTAACTGAACCTCTGCTAACCTTGATAATAAGTGCTGTGATAGCTTTATTGTCGCCTGCACCAGCCCAATCTTCTCTATCTTCTACTTCACCCCACCATCTATCGGTATAAGCGGCGTATGTAGCATATACGTGTTCATCTGTGCTATCCTCTGTGTTATCTTCTTCGCTGTTATCTTCTGTATTATCTTCTTCATTATGAAAGCCATAGAATTCTGATAAGTCGCAAACTCCGTCTACACCGTCAATTCTTGCGCTAGAAGTATACTGCCACCCCGCAAGATAATGGTCGATACTGGGTGTCTTATCTGCGTTAACATCATCATTTAACTGCATTTCATCATATCCTAAGTAGTAACGTGCTATCCAGAACGGACAATCTAAGTCGCTAGGGTCTGTATAGGGCTTGATGTAACTACCATAGAATGATAAGCCAGTATATACGCCAAAGTCATATCCTGCACCCTCAATAACCTCTTTGTAAGCCTTGATAATATCAATAAGCTCTGAACCTAAGTTTCGCATACAAGTATCTTCAACGTCCATCCAGACAGTTACCTTACGTCCGTCAAGCACTTCAAGCACTCTGTTAGCCGCCGCAATAGCTTCTTCTACTGTTGGTGTGTAAACATAGTTGTATACACCGCAAATATGCACACCTGCTAACTGACAGCCTTTCCAGTTGTTTTCAAGTTGCTTATCTGGGTCAAAATCACGTCTGATAACCTTAAGAATAGCGTGAGTAAGTCCTGCCGCCTTAACTCTGTTCCAGTCAACTACACCATTCCACGCTGAAAAATCTCCACATTTAATCATAATTAAAATACCTCACTTTCTACTGTTCCTGTTACATCTGAACCAACTGTGCTATCTTCTGTGCTGTATGTTGCCTTGTATGTGTTTTTAACACCATCAAGAAAGCTCTTAAGCTCGCTGTCTAGTGCTATATCATTTGCCAAGTATGCCGCAAAGTCATTGAAGCTAGCTGACATACTAACTGTGCCGCTTTCGCTGATTGTAGCTGACAGATAAGCTACCTGTTTAAGTGCCCCGTCTGAGTTTTGAACGGATAATGTTCCGTTCTTCTGAATTGATGAGTTGATGTCTAACATTGTGTTTTACCTCCTAATTCGCATTAAAAAAGGACACCCGAAGATGTCCTTAATTGCTTAATTGCTTTTCCAATTTTTTAATACGCATATTCTGCGATTGTACAGTCGCAACTATATCCGCTATTAATTCATCATAGCGTAATGCGTATCTTGCTGTTAGCTCTTTAGTTGTATTTCCGTTTTCGTCTGAGACTTGTGTTTCGTAGTTATCATTATTAATCTTTTTATCGATAAATAATCCCCAGTCATCTTTCATAGTTTCTTTAACCTGCTGTGCAATAAATCCGTGATGGTAGCGATTAGAAGTACCGTTAATCATTTTAAATTCGCAAGGTTTTAAATTGTAGATAAATTCAGAAGAGTCTTCTGAATTCAATAAATGAACATCTTTTTTTACGTTCTCGTCTGAATCAGAAGCAATTGTTCCATAAATTGACCCGAAACATCGCAAATCATATCCTATGTATGTACTTCCATATACTGACAGTTCACAGTTCTCGTAGTGTCTGTCCTCTGTATTTGTAATTCTGACATTTTGTGTGTCTTTTCCTGAATTTGGATTATAGCAATATACTGTAAGTGTCGTTGGTTTTTTAATATTGTCTTGGTAACCGCCATTCATCGAAATATTGGGCGAAAAAAACTCTAATGATTTGTTTAAATCGTCGTTTATTCTTATAATGAATTCGTATTCCGTATTTTCTGTTTTATTCTTAGTGCAATTTATTCCGACAACATCTCCATAATCTGCATTGAGCACTAAAGCTCTTCTTACTTCATTATTGCTAGTATAGTATCTTGTTGTAGTTATCGAACCTACATAATTTTCGTAATCGTCGACCCAAGAATAGAATTTAATGTAATTTTGGTCTATCGACATTCCTTTAATTCCATTATTTTGATATGTCGACAATATACCATTATCAATTGAGAAATTGCCAATTTGACCTTTAGAAGCATACATATATCCATCCGCACGAACGTACCAATTACCATAATATGCCCCATCTCTTTCTTCTTGGCAAGAGAATGTCCAAGCTTCGGAATTAGCGGGTGCCTGTATATAAGTTCTATATTTGCCGTAATCTTTATAGATAGAAGACTTGCTGATGTCCCAGCCTCCAATCGTGCCAGACGAAAAATAGCCGCTTCCTGTAATTTGTGCGTTAGTTGCATATAGTTTACCAGTTTGACTTATATAAAAATTAGGACTTTTGCTGTATCCCTCATCTTCAGTTCCGTGAAAAACCGAAAAAACATATGGTGTAATATCACCAGGTATTTGTAATGCAATTCTGAATAAGTCATTATTCTGCTTAAATATTGTACTTATTGAATCTTTAGACACTTTCCAGCCGCCAACGTTTCCGCCGTTGGCAATCAGATTGCTACAAGTTATAGTTCCGTCTGCTGTAATGCTGGCGTTCGTGCTGTTTAATGTAAACCTGTTGCCACTTAAATTAAGCCCACCCCTTGCAGTAATATTTATTGTATCTGCAATAGCTTCGATAGCACTCTTAAGCTCGCCTGTTTTAGGGTCTTTTTTGATATATAAATCAAGGCTTGTTTTAGTTGCATAACTTTCTAAATCGCTTGACTTAGCGTAAGTTCCACTAAGTGCCAAACTAATACTTGAACCATTATCATTAATTTCCTGCGTAATTTTGTTAATCATAGTAGTTGTTGTACTATAATTATCTGTCAGATTTTTCTTTGTCTGTGTTAATTCTGTTGATATGCTATTAAGATTAATCTTAAGACTAGCGTTCTGATTAAGCATATAGGCTAATTGTGTGTTAGATACCTCTTTCCAACCCCAATTACCTTTACCATCTTTAGCCCAACGCCAAGTTTTATGAGCTGTTTCGTTGTATGCTATTGCCCCGTGATATTTTGCGTATTCATCATTGCTATAAGTCCAAGTAAGATTATCACTTGGAAATAAATCTTCTGCCGGATAAATGGGTATAAACCAGTCAACGGCTGGATAATTATCTTTTGTAGGTGTTGCTGTAACTGTATACACCATAAAATTATCGTTCGTTTGTTGGTATAAGTCGGATAACGTGATTTCGTAGCTATCTAGTTTCTGATTAACAGTAGAAAACTTAGTCTTAATGCTTTCGTTGTCAACATTTTCAGTCCACCACAACTTGTTAGTGATAAAATCACTAGCAACTTTCATCATACCACCCCATTGAGTATAATCTTTGCCAGCACCACTTGTTATAGCTTGCATAATGACATTAAGTGTCTGCCCCTCGTTGTCCAGATAAATTTTATTGCTCTTAAGTGTATGGGTGTTATCGTTATTGATAACATTAAATAGTGTTTCAATATCCAGCTTGCTTGCATTGATATTAGCATTATCTTGAACAACATCATCACGAACAACTTTCCTCGTAACACCTTTTTCAGTAAGTCCTAAGGCATCAAACATAAGATTGCCAGCTTTATCCCAGACATACATATTGTAGTCCGAATTAGCGTCTTTACCTATTTGAACTCTTGCAACCTTGTTATCATCTTTTATCTGTATCGTATTGTCAGCTATATCAAGATTTCCGCTTTCGCTTAGAATTTCAACAAGGTTTGTATAAATCTTCCCACTTGTAATCTTATCTGCGGCTATACTATCAATCATAGCAGATTTTATCTGTGCATCGCCAATAACACTTACAACTGCATTAGCGAATTCTGTTGTTAAGCTTTTACCTGTCGCTGAACCAAACATTAAGGTCTTAATATCTGCTACATCAGCATTTAACACGCCTATCTGTGCATAATCTGCTTGCAACTTAGCGATATTAGCTTCATTAATCGTAGCTTTATTTGCCGTCAAATTAACAATATCTGCTGTGACAGCTTCAATCTTATTGGCTTTTAGTTGGTCGATATATGCTTGATGTGCCTTTAAATTCTCAATATTGGCATTAGTCATATAAGCATTTTCAATAACTGCCTTGTTGATTAAGACTAAATCAGCGTAGTATCGTTCCATTTGCTTTGTTATCGGACCACTAGCAATATTGCTGTTTTCTGTGTCAGATTGTCCGATAGATGTAACTGTGTCCATTAAGCCGCCGTCACATTCGTGCGTAATCTGCATTATAGGCACTTTGTAGTCAACGCCACCTTTGTTGACAGTTATAATGTCACCTACCTCTAATCGCCAATCACCTAAAAACTTAACTGTGAGCGGTCTGAACTGAAAACCGCCTATCTTTTTATAAATCTCATTTAAGTTAGCTTGTGTCATAAATGGATTAGCAAAGCTAAGTCCAGTTGTACCACTACCGCTAGTGATTGTGCTAGTTTCCTTATCACCAGACTTTGTATTGTTACAAGTCAGCTTTCTTATCGTAAAATCTTTGCTAGTGGTAAAAGTAACCCCTTGCTGATAGTATTGATGTCCGTCAAGCACATAACCGCTATCTTTGTACCACTTTATTTCAAGGTTTCCGTCAGAATTAATAGCCGCATTTCCACCTTGTAGCATAGCCATATAACCTATCATTTCACGCATTGTATAACCTTGTGGCTTATCTGTAATTGTATGCGTGCTTGTTATGCTAGTTGCTAACTGTATGCCTAGCTTTGTACAGATTTCCTCTAAAATAGCCTTATCCGTACCAGGATAAGTCAATTCAGAAAAATAACCTTTTTCAGCTTTGTACATCTTGTCATAAGCTGTGTACTTAGTGTATTCGCCATTGCTTTCTTCTTTAGTTACAGTAAATATGCCTATCTGTACATACTCAATGCCGCTATTGCCCTTAACGCCCTCAAAAATAGTTATATCCTTATTTTCAAGCGTGATTTCTGGATTATAAATAGAAAAGGTAACACTACTACTGCAAGTGTTACCTATGGAAATGCTATTGTTCGGATTGATTATGTTGCTGTACTTAAACTCATTAAGTGTCTGATTGTATTCTTTTCCGTCAACTAAATATTTGCTGTAATATCTTGCATACAGCAAATTGAAATCCGCACCCCAATTAATATTTTTCATTTATTGGATTGCTCCTTTCTGCTGATTAATCGTTAATCATAAAGCTAAGTGCGATAATGTTAGCTGGCTCAATGGCTTCACAACTATCAAATGCGCTTATATCAACTTTTGTGTATTCAGACACTTCTATTTCCTGTTCTCCTAGTTCTTCAAGTTCTGATTTTATCTTATCGTTGTCGTCTTTATTTTCTTTGCGTATCTTTTGTATCGTTTCTGCAACCGCTTTAAAGTGTGGCTCTAACATCTTAATGTTAGACATAATGGCAACTGCTAATCTGCCACCCATTTTAAGCTGTGCTACACTTGCAAGTGCTTCATAATGTGCTAAAACTTCATTTCCTGTTATTTTCATAGTTAATCTCCTTATTTCTGAATTAAACTCAATTTTGCTCCGACTATTAATCCATCCTCATTCTTTGCTCTTGTGAGATACGGATATGTCACATCTCCTGTGTATATTGTCATTTCCTTTTGTTGACCGCCTAAGAACAGGACTTGTGCTGTTGGGAATGGGTTATCTATGTCGCTAATCACATTATCAAGCAATAATGCCTGTTCTCCTGTTAATGGCGGTAATTGAAGCTCTACTTTATCTTTAATAGCTACGATTGTGCCTACCATTTCGCCGTAGTCATTTCTTCCTGTATTCTTAGACCATATCTTATTTCTACTGTATGTGTAGCCGTTATATGCTACTGGGAATGTCACTCCCTCGATAATTACAGCACTTATCATTCAATCGCCCCTTTCTGCCTAAAAATTGGTAACAAAAAAGAACATATCATCTCTGATACGTTCCCTTAGTTTTATATATTTATATTTTCAAGTTGTCCCTACCACTAACATTTTATTTCAATACCCATTTTGAATTTTTATTTATTAAGTTAATTAAACAGCAATATCTTCAATAAACATATTACTTAAATAAAATAAGTGAAATTGTAATATGTTTGTCCTTGATTTACTTTAATTTCCGTTTTGCTATAAATCTGCAATGCACCAGCAAGCGTTAATTGTCCGTACGCCACGAATGCTTCTGGGTTATATACTGCAACAGGAAATTTTATAACTTTATTCGGTCTGTAATTTTTGGGCAAAGTTGCAACCGTTGTCCAATCGTCACCCCTAATTGCTACAGTATTGGTTAGTTTAGCTGGCATTATATTTACCAGTGCCAAAGCAGGTGCGTATGTTATGATAGCATTTTCGTACGTTGTTGTTGTATTGTTGTTCAGCTCACTTATCATATCATTATTACTCTTAATCCCATCTTCCATATGATTAAGCCTGTCTGGGCTTAATGGAGTGCCGCCGCTAGTGCCAGCTTTCCACGCTTGCTTTATGTATTGTATAAAATTCATAGTAAAACCTCACTTTCTAAGCACATAAAAAGGACACCTCACAATTAAGTGAAATGTCCTTGTCATTTTGCTATTTATTTGTTATTATTGACGTGAACAACTTATATGTACTCATACGTGCTAATCAGAACAGGTCTATTCAACTTGTTCTGTTTTTTATTTATCTATTTTGCAATTATTAAGTATTAAAAACTGTCCTTTTTGAACTGTGCAATACGTCTGATTGTCAAAGTTATCATTGCTTACAATGTGGCTTTGCCTTAAATCATCATAGATACAATAATATCCTCTTGATGATGTGGCTATCAGTTTATATTCTCCTGGTTCTATGTCAATTCCAACCTCTAACATACAATTATCAAGAGTAGTTTTGGTTGTGTAATACTGTCTGAATTCTAAAAGAGGTATCGCATTGCACTTGTTTAGTTCAAGATATTCTCCATCTTCTACACTTATCAACATATTGCCTTTGAAATTTTCATTAAACTTTATTTTGGTTTTATTGCTGTCTGCATATACGCCAAAATAAGCCGAACCTTTGCTTGTTAATGATTGCAAATAGTAATCGCCGTTTGGAATATCTTTACCTACTTTATAAGTGCCTGCCTTATATTTTGTCAGCTTATCATATGTATCTTGTGTTGTCTTTTGTATTGTAGCCGCCGTGGTCTTTTCAGTAGCTTTTTGTGTTGTAGTTGCAGGCTGTGTATTTGCTATTGTTTTATTATCGCTTTCAGTTATATTATTAATAATAAATAACGCTGTAACAAATACTATTCCTGCCAATACTGCAACCACTATCTCCTGTGGCTTCTTTTTGTTATCTTTTTTATCCATTGTAATACACCCCTGTGCTTTTATAGTGCTTAAAGTATATCACAATGGATTGAATTATTCAATTAAATGTTAAACGCCGGCTGTCCTGTCATAGCTGTATACTGATTGGCATATCTCTGTGTTGTTCTGAACACTTCCTGCCCGTCAATCTGTACAACAATGCTTCCGTTTTGTTGTCCTACATTTGCATTAGCAAATACCTCTGACATACCCTCAATAACAGCTTGCTTAATGCCTTGTGTTATCTGGTCGTTGTTTGCAACTGCTGTCTTACCATTGCTGAATTTGCCAATCATTTCATTATGGTTAGCAAAGAAAAGTCCGTCCTCTGGAAAACCGCCTGTTGCGTATGCTCTAGGTATTCTTATCTGAAATGCACTTCTTGATACATTTCCCTCACTATCAAGTATTTCACCGCTAAAATTGCTTTCAAATGAGTTACTTAAAGCTCTGCGAATTCGCCAAGAATTATTATCAATGGTATCTGCCAATGAGTTCATAAGTTCTGTACCGGTATCATAGCCTATATCGCCTGCATTAACTCTATCCATAATAGCATTAAATGCACTTCTGGCTCTATATGGTATATCACTAATATTATTAGCAAAATTATTTGTTAATGACGAACCTGCATTAGCACCGACACTTCCCATTCGTGAGAATACATTTTCTGTATTTGAGCCTATACTGTTAATTTTATCAATAACCGCATTTTTAGCTTCTTCATAGGCATTTGATACTTTCTGCTTCGTCTCCTCTGATGTTCCAACTGCTGTATCTTTTAACTCACCCCAGCAAAACTCCATATCGTCACTAGCACGTTGCCAATTATCTTTAGCTTCATTAACTTTATTTTCATTGTCTTGTACAGCTTTTTCAAGTTCTCTTACTTGATATTCAAGGTCAACTGCCGCACCAACGCCAGTGGTATCTAATTCTTCTGCAACACCTTGCGTACCTTGTAATGCCCTTGTCATTTCATCTTGCTTATCTTTAAGTCTTTGTTTGCTATCTGCAAGGGTATCTTCCATTTCTTTAAGATTTTTCTTAGCTTTATATTCATCTTTTACAAGCTGAATATAATCTTCCCTTAAAGCTTCAAGCCTGTATTCCTCTTTCTTTTTATCTATAAGTTTTTCAATTTCTTCTTTTTGTCCTGTATAATACCCTGTTTGTGTATCTATAACTCCGCTTAATTCTGGAACTTTTTCAACAAGTTCCTGTGCCATATCCTTAAGCAATTCTTGCTGTTCCGCGGTTAAGTTTGTTTGCTCCGCCAATTCAAAATATTTTGTCTTAAGAGCATCTATGTCATCGTAGGTTGATGTATTCTTCCACCCTTTTTCAATAGCATCTAAAGAGTTTGATATTTCTTTTGTTGTTTTATCGACTTCATCACGAACATTTGCGTATTCATCACAATATTTTGTAACTGCTGTTGACGTTAAATCCATATTACTATTGATAGACATTATTCCTGCCACCAATGCTGTTATTCCAGCCATAGCCAACCCTGCCGGTCCGAAAGCTGTATATAACCCTGCCGCACCTATAGCCGCACCGCCTGCTATTTTGGCTATTGAAGCTATAAGGTTGTCACTTCCTTGCTTTATATCATCAAAGCCGCTTTTTATTAATTTAAACTCCGCAAAAGCCGAAATACCGCCAAGTAATGCTTTTTGGAATAGTGTCATATTGTTTCTAACACTTGTTATTCCACTGTCAAGTGTAGTAAATAATCCTTTATCCTTAACAGTTTTTCCAAAATCCCGAAAAGCTGTAGTTGCTTTTGCGATTTTAGGATGTAGAAATGTCAGTGCGGATGCCGCCGCAGTATTTCCATTCTTAGCCGCAATCATAGCCTTGGCTGTATCTTCTGCGGTAATGCTTAAAGTGTTAAGTGTTTTATAGCCTTTAGTTATGCTTGTAACTACGCTTGAACCGCCTATAGCTTTCATAAGCTTAGGTATAGCAATAAGAGAAATTAATGCTGTTTCAATCGGTGCACTTGTTAGCATACCAAAATACAATTCAATAGCACCTTTTAAACCTTGAACGATTACTCTTCCTGCCGCCTTAAATACCTTAGTCCACTCAATGCCTGCAAGATAGTCTCCCATTTTCTGGCCAATTACAAACCAAGGTACTCTATCTATTGCATCTGCAAACCAATTAAATATCCCTGCGACAAGTTCAGAAGTATCTTTGCCTGCCATTTTAAAGTCGCCAATCGCAAAATCTTGGAAAATCTTTTTAACAGGCTCAAGTGCCTTATCAATCCTATCAGCCCAAGCAACTGCCGAATTTTCCATATTGGCAAATGCTTTATTCCACGCCGCTTCATATTCTGCCGCCGCCTTAGTAATATCATCTGTTAAGTCAATACTGCTACCGCCGCCACCGCTTGAACCCTTGCTTGAGCTTGTATCGTCCTGTAATTTATTTATTTCATCAAATCCCATAAGGGATAATGTAGCTTTCTTAGCTGAATCAGCTACATCTTGGTAGCCATCTGAAATATCTTCTAAGCCGTCTGATGTGTCTTTATAGCCACTTTGTCCGAAGCTCTCAAAGTCAATCTTAACGCCCATTAAAGAAGCGAGGCTGACTAATAATCTTTTGATTGCAATAGCTACTCCGTTTACTATTGGCATAACCTTTGAAAGAATTGGAATAAATAGCTGTCCTGCTACCATTCCTACCTCTTTCATATTGTTGCTGAACTGTCGTAACATATTTGATGGACTGTTAATCGTATTGGCTAAATCGCCCCAAGATACTTTACTCTGGTCTAATATTGCCAACACTCTTAACTGTTGTTTTTCCATCTGTGTCATTTCAGACACCGACTTAGAAATGCCTAAGTTGTAAGCATACGTCGCTAATGTAGCATTGGTAATATCAATACCATACTTGTACAATGCCCTCGATTGTCCGATTAAACCGCTTTGTAAGTTCTGTGCTACTGTTGAATAGTCCACGTTAAAAAGTGAGCTTATATCGCCTGCAAGCATTGTCATTGACTTTGTTATTGCCGTTGTCGCTTCGCCTGTCTGTCCTAATGAGTTAGTGACAGAAGCTAACTGCGAAGCGTACTGTGTTATCTCTTGTATGTTAAGTCCTAAGTTCTTTACTCCGCTTTCTTCAAGCAAGCCACCTTGAACATTAACTTTTAAACCAGACAGCTTTCCGAGAGTATCGTTTACTCTGCTTTGGAAGCTCTCTGCATATGCTGTTGCGTTATCATATCCGTACTTTTCGTAATCTTTATCCCACTCCGAGCCAATCTTACCAAACGCAACCGCTTGATAGTTGAACGCTTCAATGTAATCTGTTGTTGATTTGATTGCTTCTATAAGTTTCTTACTGCCACGAATTACCATAAAATAAGTGGCATAAAACTTGCCTATTGCACTTGCCAAGTTCCAACTACTTCTAGTTGCCGTCCTAGCACTTGTAGAAACGCCATACAGCGACTTTTGAAGTGAGTTTGAAGAAGTACCCACCTTGCTACCTTGACTAGCAAGATTAGCCAATGCGTTAGTCATTTGAATAACATTCTGGCTTACTGTTGGTGCTCTTGATAGTGTTGTCATTAAGCCATTTAAAGCATTGCCTAGCTTTGGAATGTTTACAACGGCATTTTCTATACTCTTACTGCCTAGCTTACCAAGTGACTTTGCAAATTCTGTGACTTGCGTTGCATTTTGTGGAATAGCTGATATGCTTGCAACTGCCTTTGTGACAGCTTGAAGTGATGTAGCTGTGTTAGTTAGTGCAACTGAATCAACAGAACCTATCTTTGTGATGTTCTTAGCAAGTCTTGTAAAATCTGCTGTTCCTGCGTTCATATTCTGCATAGCAGAACCTAACTGACTAACACCACTCGCAAGACCGCTTAGTGATGAACCATTCACAGTTGCAAGTGATGTTGACAGCCTTGTAAGCTGATTTATCAGTTTGTCAACAGAATTGATAGCTTTAGTGGCAGTACCGGTAATTTTGACTTCTAGTGAATCTAATTCCACGCTTATACCTCCGGCTTATCATTTTTAGGGTGTGTTAGATCCCAGTTTGCTTTTCGTATTTTCATATTCAAAACAAACTCTTCTCTCTTTCTTTGTATTTCATCTTTGCTGTCCTCTTTTTTGTTAATATCTCTATAAATAGGCTTGTCTGGGTATTCAAGCTCGCCTTTACCCCAAGCACCACTTCTAACGCCTATCTTGATTGCTGGGAGTATGTAACTACCTATCGCAAGCCATATACCTGAATCCATTCGTTTCCTTTCAAGTTTTTTACCCTCTACAACCGCCCATAGCTTTTTAGGTGTCATTTTTAGAAAGTCTGAATAACTAACGCCTAGTGAACTGGCTAAGACAAAGTATTCTTCCCAGATTATTTTGTGGAAGTCTGCTTTTTCTTGTGGTCTTGCGGAACTACTGTCGGTTTCTTCTGTTCCTGTGTCGCTTCTTCCACATTGTTCGCCATTTCCTCTAGCATCGCTGTTATTCCGCTCAGCTCGAAAAAACCATCATCTTCCATCGCTTTCTTAATCTCTTCAAACAATGTTCTATATCCGTAACTCTTATCTGTCTTTCTCTTTTCTGTAATATATGCTCTAGTGAGTTCCTTTGCTTCATCCATAGTTACTGGGTTATTGTCAATACAGCCTGCATAAATGGCTAAAATGCAAATCTCTGGCACATCTGCTGTCATATTTGCCAATCCATCAAAGGAAGCCTGTGCAACACTCTTATCTGTCTGTGCAAGTAAGTAAGAACCATTAACGACAGAAAACATTTTCTGCACAATTTCCTTGCATTCTGCTGCACCGAAGCTAAACTCAACTTTGTATTCTTTTCCATTTACATTAATATTCATCATAATTTTTACCCTTTCCCACCCTATCGTCCATATAGGGAAAGGTGCGGATTTTACACCGCACCTACCTTTTAAATTAATTATTCTGTTACATCATCAAGATATGATGTGTAGTCGGCTGTTTTGGCGTTTTCTACGCTATCCGACACAGCCTTTTTTGATTTAGTCGAATAGCTCATTATTCCCCCGATGTTGGGGTTACTGCTGTATCTGTTCCTACCATATCCTCAATAATAAGGTTGATAGCCATTGTAAGAAGTCCGTTCTGCTCCTTACTTGTAATTGGTAATTTTGATGGTGGTTGTGCTACAAAGAACTCTGCGTCTGTTATGCCCGGAGTAATCTCCTGAAACCACATTCTCTTACCGCCTGTTAATCCATTGTATGCTGTAATAAGAGTTTTCCATTCTTCAATAGTTGCGTCTGTCTTATTAACTGTTACTGCAACTGTATCTGTGACTGTATCTCTGCCTGCAATGTTTCTTGTCTGCTTATCTTCAAGTGCCGAAGCATCTATTGCTTCTGGTGTTACTGTAATTTCATCAATAGAATTAATTCTTGTAAGTAACTTGAATGATGTTGGCTTTGTACCTGCTGTTGTTTCAACTCCATAAGAGAAAGTAACGCCCAGTGTACTTAATCCTGCTACTGCATCTGCCATTGTCTACCTCCTAAAAATTCGCAAAAAAATAAGAGCATCTCTGCTCTTTGTTACAATAATCTGTCATTTGCTCCGATTAACCGCCTAAATCGTGCGGTACTCTTATGTACTTTATTACTGATTGAGAACTCTGGCATTGCATTGCCTTGAAATCTCATTGTCTTGAATGTATCCGTAATTACTGTCATAACCTTACGACAATCGGACTTGCTTGTGTTAGTGGTAACATCCACTTGAAATGTCGCTAACAATGCGTTAATTGTCTGTCCATCAAGCGTTTGTCCTTGTTCTACTGCTGGCAGTAAATGAATGTATACTGTTGGGAATACTGCTTGACCGCTGTTTTCCCCCTCATTAGTTATGGCTATCTTTGGATATGTTTTCTTTAGTTGCGTTAGGGTTTTAGCCTTGACAAGTGCTGTGACTGTATTTTCAAGGTCTGTCGCCCAATCGTTTGCATTTGCCATTAATTAAACACCTCTCTTGCTATCTGCTTATACTGATTAATAATCTCCATTGTGGCGTTGTACATAGGCATTGTAGCTTTAACGCCGTGCGTGTAGTGCCATTGATTATCATTACCTAAGTAGTACCAGCCGTCGCTGAATGCGTGGATTTGTCCTGGATATGTTCCTACGCCCAAGCCGAAATCATTAGCCTTTGGGTTCTCGTTGCCACTGTTGTAATAAATGCCTGCGCCAAATTCAATCGCTAACAGCGTGTAAAATGGCTCTCTATCTTCTACTTCAACAGTTTTACCGGTAGCAATTAAAATAGCTTGGTAGCCATCTTGAATAGGCTTTCTGTCAACTCTCAATGTTACTGTCCTACCTAATGGACTTTCGTTAACACTCATAATTGCCGCTTTGTCGCCTAATTCTGCTAATCGTTCAACAAGCAATTCACATTTATACTGTAAACTCTGCTTATACTGTTGTAACTGTCTGATAGCTTCATTTACAGACTTTTCAGACAAGGATATATCAATTGTATGTCTTTCCATATTACACCGCCTTAGAGTAATTTTAAGTCCACAAAAACTTTAAATATTTTAGGTGATTGAATTGCAAACCAATCAATAGTTGTTTCATCGTGTCCAAATTGTTCTATATGCTGCCAATTGCACTGTAATCCGCTTTCAGATAGAAAGGCGTGTATTATTTCGTGTCTTAATTGTTTCTTTTGCAATTCTACAAAATTACCTACTTCATTATAGTTATCAGAACGAATTACTATTAACTTTGATGTATTATCACAAAAGCCGTCAACATCTTCATTGTTAAGCGTTCTTAGTTCAATAGCATATTCTGTTCCTAAAATATTAATTGTTGTGTTTTCCATAATGCACCTACTTTACAACTGCTTTAAGCATATACTTAGTTGAATATAATGCTGGCTTAATGCCTACAATCGTGAAGTCTGCTGATGTTTCATCAACAAGACTGTCAGATGTGTATGTAGGCTTGCTATTAAGCCATATAAGGTCGCCTTTTTGAATAGGTAATGTATCCCTATCTGTCAGCAAAATAGCGTCAAAATCAGCCGTATCAAAGCCGTATTCTTTGCTTTGTGCTTCTCCGCCGCTGAATGATATGTTGGCTTTGAAATCGACCGGCTCTGAAAAGCCCGTTTTCTCTTCAAGAACTTTAGGTATCTTATTTCCCTCATCATCAAGATAAGGAATGAAGTTACCCTCTGTATCGGTATATCCCTCATAAAGGATATTGCCGTCATCGTCTCTTTCGTAGATAATTACTGTCTGTCCTTGAAGTGAATACTTCATAGCCTGCTTATTAATGTCAAGCATTGTTCTTTACCTGCTTATAAATCTGATTAACACCTGTGCTTGATAATCCGGACACAATTCCTACTGCGATTGCATTAAGAATATCATTTGCCGGAAAGTCAGGTATTACATACATACCTATAATGCCTAATATACCGCCTGCAACGCCTACAATTATAGGAATGTAATTATCCTTAATGTGTGGAATTGCCTTAGCTCCTAAGCCTATCAGATATGTTATTACAACGATTGCTACAACTGTTGTTACCGATGTTATATCCATTCTGCTATACCTCCTTATCTTCATTAAGTCGTGCTTCCAATCCGTCTATTCGGTGGTGTGCCGACTTTACACTTTCCTCAACCTTAATAATCCTGTTATCGTGAGAATTAAGTTCTTTTCTCATTTCTGTAACTTCATTCTTTATCTCTGTTGTATTGCTTGATATTGTGTCAAGTTTCATATTTATGCGTGTATTTTCTTTTACACGCTCTGTAAGTTCTGCATTGTCAGACTTTTTGTTGTTCTTAAGATTAAATCCCAACGTAAACAGTCCGAAAAAGACGGAAAAAGCAACTGAAATAATGCTTATAATTACTGCTATTGGCATTGATATACCGCCTTTCATAATTAATAATGGCACACTGCCCACCACCCTTAATGTGTACCGCCTGCTACCATATTGCCGACATCAGTAAAATGGTAATGCACAATCTTCTTTAATATTCTGTAATGCCCTATAGGCGTTATAATACTTTGGCAAATGGAAATACCCCGACAAATAAACTGTCTCTATCTCTCCAAGTTCTGTTGACACCATTCTCATTGTAGCTTGCCATAAATGCTTCACCCGCTTGTGAATGGTCATAGACAGCCAGATTAACAATAACACTCTCAAATTTCTTCAAGTCCTCGGTTATCATTTCATCCGTGTAGCTGTCGGGGTAATTTCTTCTTGCTTTTACATCTTCTGTAGCCTGTTTAATAAGCTGTTCGATTATTGGATTATCCTCTTTGCTATCGAACACTACCACATCAGATGTTGTATCATCATCGTTTGTGACTGTATCAATATGAAATTGTTTAAGTCTGATTTTAACTTGCTCTAATGTAGTGTATTCCATAATTTCAGCTCCTATAATCCTAATTTCTCAATTAACAGCTTCTTTAACTCTGCTCCTGTAAGTTCTTCTGCGTTGCTTATACCTTGTTCTGCGGCAAAAGCCTGCAAATCAGATGTAGACATTCGATTAATGGTTGTCTTGCTATAACCTAAAAAAGCCCCCTCTTCGGGAACCTCTTCGCCTGCGTTATACCATTTTCCGTTATGAATCACTATATATGGATATATCATAAGTTGCACCTCCTACTCTTCGCTATGAACCTCATATACGAATGTGCTATCCATATTTTCATATGATGGAAGTACAACCTCGGAAGCAAATGTTGACATCTTCATAGGTGGTCCGTACTCTGTCTTTGTAGCAACTGTAATACCTACGCCATATGTTGTTACATCAACATCAGCTACCTGTCTTGCAGTTCTTTCTTCTGGTGTAGTGCCGAACCAAGTGCTGCCAAGATTGCCATCTGGAAGAAGTGTAACCTTGTTATCTGGATAGAAATACTGTTCCTTACCATCATCATCAATGTACATCTTATCGTAAAGCACGATGGTAAGCTTTGTCCTCTTCTGCACTACTGAAATAACAGTATCATCGTCAACCTCAATAGTTGCTGTAAGGTTCTGTGCAAGGATTGAGTTTCTTATCTGTGCATTATCAAGCAAATATTGGAATGTATTGCTGTTCATAAGCACATATCTAGCAATCTTGCCCTGCTTCTGTAACTTCTTTCTTGCATTGTTAAGGTCTGTAAGTGGCTTTGAATTGGTTGTATCGCTCCACATACTTGTGCCAGATAACTTTGCGTAATGGTCTTTTGCGTATGAGCCATCCTTATCGTAATCGTAAGCATACTGAACACCGTCACTTTCAATAGCAATTACCGGATGACCTGCACTTGTGGCAAGAAGTGACATTCTCATACGCTCTGGAACAACCTCTGCGCCACTTACAAGATTATTGGTATCGTCATATACGCTTGATAAAGCACTTGCAAGGTAAGGGTCGTCTGCTGATTGAATACGCTCGATTTCAAGCATTTCCTCTTCACCGACTGTCATTCCCTCACGGAAAAATGCCATCTGTGTTTTTTCCTTGCCTAATCCCTCTCTAGCTCTAATTGTTGGGATTGTGTCAAAGTTGGATGGTGCAAGTGATACTGGAAGTCCTTTATGTGTCTTAATCCAGCTTAAATCAAGCCCCTGTTTCTTTCTTTCTGGAAACCACTGTAAACCAAGATAAGGTATCTGATTACTAGCGTTTTCTGTTGCTGATAATGCAATAGACTTACTGTCTAATACTTCATTAATTAACATCTATTTACCTCCTGTTATTATTCAAATACAATCATTGGAAGAGCTGTCTTAACTGTTGCGTCATATGTAACGCCTGAGTGTGCTTCTGCTGCCTTTGTGTTAAGATATGCTTTCTTGAGCAGTACGCCCTGCGGTCTGTCCTCTGTTACATCAAACCTTAAAATGCCTACTACTGTGGCTGTATTGTCAGCCTTGCCATTTGCTCCGATTGGAGTACCTGCTTTGACAATCTTCTTGCCCTGTGCGTTTGTAGTTGTTACGCCATCAAAATCAAGTGTCAGTGGGATTGCTTCATTAGGCTCTCTCTTTAAAATCTGAACATCTCCTGCGTATGAAGTCTTTTCATACTGCATATTCATTTCCTTTGCCATTTCTTACCTCCTGTTATTACTGAATGTAATGTGATAAAACGTCATTGTTCTTAGGTGCATTAGATATAAGACTTTCTGCTATCTTTTCAGCGTTTGTCTTATTGTCTGCACCACCTTTATTACTGCCACCGCCCGGAATATCCTGATGTTTAGCAATCTCCTGTTCCTTAGCCTGTGCCGCAGCTGTTTCTTTCTCGGACATAATCTTGCCAAGTTCGGTGTAATCAAGGCTTCCATCATCTTTAACAACTGTCTTTGCCTGTTCAGCAGTAATCTTAAAATTAGTCATAGCTGCTTCCCTCTGGTCTCTGATAGTGTTAGATTTCTGTAAATCGGCTATCTGCTGATTAGCTGTATCTAAGGCTTTATTTGCCTTTTCAAGTTCCGTCAGATTGCCAGCCTGTATCTCATCAAGCTGTTTCTGTAAGTCGTCTGCTGTGTCAGCCTTAGCCTTGTACTGCTTTGCCTTGTTTTTCTCCGTAGCAACTTCTGAATTGTTCTGATTAAGAAGATTTGTAATCTGTTCATCTGTTGCCTCTGGGAAAAGTTTTAATACATCTTCTCTTGTCATAATTACCTCCGTTAAACACACGCTTTTGTTACCGCAGGTCGCTCCTGCTGTGTCTTCTGCTATTTACCGCATAGCTGCAAAATGTATAAAATAAAAGCAGCTACCGATTATTCGATAACCGCCTTATTTTGCTGATTATTAAGTTGATTATTTTCTGGCTGTTTTTTCATCTCTTTGTTTACCATATCTATTGTTTTATACAGAACATCAAAATATGGTTGCGATTGTAAAGATACTTTTTCCGCATCCCCCCATAAGCCGCAAGTCGCAACTGCTATTCTTGGGTTTATTCCTGCTTGTAGCATTTGTGCAAGTGCTTGTGTCTTTGTATAGAGATTATCTAACGGACTATGATTAATTTGCACATCAAAGTCTCTTGGCGATAGTTTTAAATCATTTCCTGCTAATCGCAATACATTTAAAGTTACTATCGCAAGCCTTTTTTCTGCGGATTTTACAATAGGGTCTTTTTGCTTTGCTCTGGTTTTTGAAAAATCCCATCCAGCTCTCAAAGATACCGCTCCCTGTGTATCGCCGCCAGAGTTTTGTGATTCTCTATTTGGTATTGCTAGGATAGCTTGAAGATTATCAAGCAAATCATCTTTAGCGACTTGGCACTGTGTCTGATTAAGCTCCTGTGTCATAATGTCAACATCAGACTTGTTATCTTTGTTAATGGACTTAACAACAAGAGCATGATTCATTTTCATTTTTTCAAACTGCTCTTCGTCCACATCGCAGTTCACAAACTTAACCCAATATTCAACAAACTGTTGTATGTTATCCATTCTGTTAGACTGCATATTATTAATAGCGTCCAACATACCTATAACAAGCTCAATATCAGATATCCTTTCGTGGTTATTAGGAAACTCAACAATAGGAATTTCACCATATGTATGTAATTTAGCCTCTGCAACCTTGCTGTCAACAATTCTAAAAGACATTGTGTCGGAAAAAGCCATTTTATACCAGTTTCCATCCTCGTCTTTAAGTTCTTGTACAACAAGCATAGGTTCTTCTGTGCTTTCATTGTAAACAACGTAAGTATTCATTGGTGTAGGTGCTACAATTCTGAATGGTACATCTCCATTTTTAGGTTGGACTGCTTTAAATGATGTACCTGTTGCCGACTGCCACTCTCCAGCTTTAATGTCTTTCTCCTGCTTATTGGCATCCGCCATAAAATCATTGAGTATGTCAACTGCCTTATTGATAGCTTCATCATCTTTGCGGCTAATAAATTGGATTGGCTCGCCATATGTTTGTCCTACCTTAAACTGAACAATTTCATATGCGTGATTCTCGACAATTTTATTAATTATATCTTCATTAGATAGCTTGGTTCTGTATAAAACAGGCTGGTCTCCCTTGTAGTAATTCCACAAATACTTGATAACTGGCTTATTCCAATTAAATACGCCTATAGTACTTCCAATAACCTTAACAACATTGTTAGCAGTTATTGTATCTACATTCGTGTATGCAATTTTTCTACCATAACAGCCTCTAACAAGGTCTTGAAAATACATTGTGTTCATATCTTGCTCCTAATAAAATGTCATACCGCTTGAACTTCTGCTGTCCGGTATTTCTTTAATCTGAAAATTATCATCATCGTTAGGCACATACCATATCCATTTATGGCAGTGTTTGCACGCCAGCTTATGTGTTCTTGGGTCTTTGCTGTCTGCCTTAGTCAAAAACTTGTGGCAGTTCGGACACATAATTGACTTGTCTTTGTTTGTATAAAAAATCATATTGTTACCTCGTTACATAGTAAAAGCACCGTCATAATTAAATGGCGATGCTTTTCGATAAGGATTATACATGTTTATGAAATTTGCTTTGCTCATTGTAATAATACATAATTTTTTCGTCACAATCGTAACATCTTTTAATTTTTTTCAATAAATCTTTGAAAAGCCATTTTTACGCTGCTTTCTGTGTTGCCACCTATGATATGTGCTATCTGAATCCAAGTCTTATTTTCTAAAAATCTAAGATTGATTATTCTTCTCATCCTGCTATCGTCAACGTTTGCTATAAATTGCTCAACCTCGTTAGTTTTCTCTAATAAATCATCTTCAAGCAACTGCAATGTGGCTTTTCTGGCATAAAGGAGCGTTTTCTTTCTGCTGTACTCTGGAAAGGGTATGCCTTCAATCTTGAAATGCTGTTTACCACCATCGCCGCCGCTAACAGAATCTATAACCATTTCTCCAGCTTCAATTTTACTTATATCTTTTTCAAGTCGTTCTATCTTTAGTCTTACTTCTTTTACTTCTTCCTGTAAGTCGCAATACTGTGATAAAACTTCCTTTGTTACCATAATGTCAATACCTCCTAAATGGATTTATAGCAGCTTCAACTTTAGCTGTTCTATTGCCCTGTGTTATTCTTAATGCAAAATTTGAAAAAACATCCGGTACATCATCGTGCAAATTTTTACCAGATACTGAATATTTCAACAACCAACTCATCATCTCTGCGTAATCGCTCTTGGGTTCATATAGGCTTCTATCTTTAAACACAATATGTTGCAATACCCAACTAGAACATTGAAATATTCTTGCTTCTTTGTTTGTTTCAGTTGCAGTGTCTGATATATTGCATAACCAGCCTTTTTCTTCTACTCGTTTTCTGACTTCATTTGCAACTCTATCTCCGCCTTGATTAGCTTCAAAATCGCAATCTTGTATTTCGTTATCGACAATTAAATTTGCTGAATTTTCATATTGTTTTTCGTAATCTGCCGAATTGTTGCATATAGTATCAGTGCAGTAATACATTCCCTCATATCCTTCAAATTCAACCAGGCAAGGGAACACATAAAAATCAGTACCAGAGGATTTCGTGTCACATTGTCCAGTAATTCTTTTAATTCGTGTTTTAGGAAGTTCTTTATATCTCATTATTTTGTTTTCTGGATAAAGCAATCCCTCACGTTCTATTGGATCTTGCTTATAAAGACATCTATAAGATATATCATCCATTGTCAGTGCTTGATCATTAAAAAATTCCACCGACATTCCATTATATTCATAGTCAAAATTGCTTTTCCCTGTTTTAGGGTCAATATCTGGAATCGAAATAATTTTTAGCTTTGGGTCGTTTCCATAAAGCTCAATAATATGTCCAATAATGTCTTTTGTACTCCATCTGGTCATTATAATTATTTCTTTTACTTGTTCGTTTAGCTTTCTTTGTTTTAAATCGACTCCATAAATTCTCCATATTTTTTCAAGAATTATTGGATTAAGTGCTTCTTCAATAGAGCCTATAAGGTCATCACAATATAAATAACGGTTAGTTCTAACCTTACCTGCGTTCTTAGCTCCTATTGATGAGCATTGAATACTTGAAAATGCTTTGTATTTGCCGAAATTAGCTTCTTGTGCCTGTGCATTTGTGCTTTGTAATGGTAAATTAGGGAAAATAACATTCCATTTATATTCTTTATCATCTGTTGTTATGTCAAGCACTCCTTTATAAAACTTTCCTGTAATTTCGTTGCTGTGAGAAAAGAAAAGGCTGTAATCTTTAGGGTGCTTGCCAATTATCCAAGAGCAAAAAAATTTTTCTAGTGTAGTTTTTTGCGTTCCTGGTGGCATAGAAATACATAATCTATTATATTTGTCGTCTTCCAAATCTTGCATAGCTTGAATAAGCCCGTATTTATTAAGCTGTTTCATTTTTGGCTGATAAAATCTTTCACTCTCTTCTCTGTCTTTTTCAAGATAAAGCAAATAGCTGTGGAATAAGTGCGGAGCTTCAAGCAATAAGGTATCAAAATATCTATTAACTAAATCATTGTCTATATTGTTGTTAAATGTATATTTTTCAAGTTCAAAAATATCTATGCCTATATCACGCATACAAGCCTTTTCTATGAGTTCTTTTGCCCTAGCCGTACATTTTAACATTGTGTCAATTTCACCCTCATTCTTGGCAAGCTGGCACACGTTGTAGTAGGTTTCTATAATATTTTCATCTATTCCATTTTGGGATATGTATTTTTCGCAATCATCTATCAGTTGATTTAATTCAGAATTCAAGATAAGCACCTCCACTTTTCAGCAAAGGTGCTTATAGACCTCTGCCTATAACTGTTTTAGGGTAGCAACTAACTCTATTTGTTAGCCGGTAAAATTTTGTTAGAATAATACGTCACGGACAGCCGGATGTAATTTCTGCACAAGTGCATTATAATCATCAATTACATATCTTGCTGGAATCATATATGCTTTAATGCCATATCTTTCTGCTGTTTCCCTTTCAATGCAGCAGCCACTCCAATCATAGTTCTCCGCAATTCCTATGAATACATCAGCCTGTGCCAGCTTCTTAAGACTCTCGCCTAAATACCACACAGCTTCTTTACTGTCTTTAGGTGGGTTATCCTCAATGTAGCTGTCGATAAGCTCTAATTCTTCGCCCTCGTATATTTCAGCAATTTTTTTCATCTTCTGAATACTTGCTTTGATTTCTTCCTCTGTTCTGCCTTTCATCGGCACGCTTACAAATAACTGTTTCATAAGTTCCATCTCCTTTTATATGTTTTATCAGCCTTTAGCTTTCTAAGGTCAGCAGCTACAATCAATCTGTAGTCGGTAATTGTTTATCTTAACTTCCAGACAAGTATGTTTCCCATATTTTTCAATTCTCCATCTGGTACTCCAATGCTCAATGTGACAATTTTTATCTTCATTAAGTGGAATTCTATTGACAATGGCACTTGCGATAACACTTGGTGGAATGTTTAAATCATCTACAATCAATGTTTTCATTCCTCATAAACCTCTCAAAATCTTCCATACATTCATTACATAAATCGTAAGTCATATTTAATATGCCACTCCTTGTAATTGAGTTCATACACAACAGCCCTACTTTTATCTCTTTTCCGCACCTATCGCAAGTGTGCCATTCTTTTTGATGTTTCATAGTAATCCCCCTTTGCAAAATTGGCAAACTCTTCGGTTATTCTTTAAAAAGCACTTCTTTCACTAAAAAAGTAAGTTGTATCTTTTTCATTCCAGACTCATCGTCTGTAATGCCATCTACACTATATATACTATCAACTGGGTTACCATCAAAGAAAACTTTGACATATCCTTTTGAAATATCCAACAATGCTTCTTTAATCATTCTTTCACTAACTTTCTAAGCACCATACATAAACATATTTCCAAAATGGGAATCATTTAACGCTTTTTCCAATTCATCTTTGTACCTAAATGGACTTAAAGGGCTTTTTATTTCTTCCCTCAATATAGGCGACATATTGTCTATCAAAATGCCTTGTGTAGTGCTTGCAAGATTTTGTGGTGGCAAATCTGCTAAAGCGCATAACTCCATTCTTTTATGGTCGCATTTTTCAGATTTAGGGCAACTTTTACATTTTTCTGCTAATTTACTTAAAGGTTCTGCCATCATTCCACCAACTTTCTACCGCAGATAGGGCAATAATTGATTTCAAACTCCCCCTCTCCATATTCTTCACCGCTGTTGTCATAGCAAAGTTTATAATAATTGCCATAATTAGTTGATTCTATATATGCTCTGCCATATGTATAGCCATTTTCAATCTTCTTCTTTTTACCATTGCAAAATTCACACATA